CAATCCGCTAATCAAGTGCCATACATGATTCAAAAGTTACAAGTTCCTAGAAGATTTGTAACAAGATTTAAGACCGACAATAGTTTACAAATAGAATTTGGATCTGGAATAAACTCTGTGGCTGATTCTGCGGTAATACCCAATCCAAATGCAGTAAGTATTGGCAACACAAACGGTCTTACTCTATTGAATACCGCCTACGATCCATCAAATTTTGTAACTACTCAGACCTACGGTTTAGCTCCAAAAAATATCACTTTAACAATAACCTATTTAGTTGGAGGCGGAGCCTCTTCTAATGCTCTGTCCGGTCAATTGACTGTTCCTATAGCTGTCTCTGCTACCAACGTTTTAAATAGATTGAATTTTGTAAATACAATAGCAACCAATAACGTAGAGCCTGCAGTTGGTGGAGGAGACGGAGATTCTATAGAGCAATTAAGATTGAATATAGCGGCAGAATACCCAAGCCAATTAAGAGCCGTTACCCAAGAAGATTACCTAGCGAGAACTCTAAGTATGCCTTCTAAATTCGGAAAGATATCAAAAGCTTACGTAACAAAAGACGACGCTACTTTTAGTAGTTACATGAATGCCGATAGATCTGAAAGGGATCCCATGGCAATAAGCATGTATATATTGGGTCTTGATAACAACAATAATTTGGCAGTTCCATCATCGGCATTAATGCAAAACTTACAGACTTGGTTAGGCGAATATAGAATGTTAACCGATGCTGTCAACATAAAATCAGCTTATGTAATAAACATAGGATGTAATTTTGACGTTATCGCAAGACCTAATTTTAGCGGTCAAGACGTAATTGCTAGGTGCTTGATAATTCTAGAAAATTATTTTAACATAGACAATTGGCAGGTAAATCAACCAATTATACTTTCTGAAATCTATAGTCTATTGGATCAAGTTAGCGGAGTTCAAACTGTTAAAAAAGTAGATATCGTAAATAAGTCGGGAGTAGCCAATGGATACTCTGTATACGGTTACGATATTTCAGCAGCACAATTAAATAACGTAATATATCCATCTTTGGACCCATCAATATTCGAAGTAAAATATCCTGCTTCAGATATTCAAGGTCGCGTAGTATCATTCTAAACAAGTAACAATGTCAGTATATAAAATATTTCCTACCGCAGATGCCACTATCTACTCTAGATTTCCAACTCAAAATACTGGATTGGACGAAATACTAGAGGTCTCTGTAAAAAATGGAGTTAACACCATAGATTACACCGTCGCGGCCGTTCCGTCTTCCGCTTTATTACAGGACGACATACGTAGATCGCTTATTACATTTACGAATCAAGACATTTCAATAATAGAAGGTTTTGCTACTGGGTCTTGGCAAGCTGGGTTAAGATTATTTCTTGCAAACGCTGAGAATTTAGAAACTACTTACAGCATTCAAGTGGGTCAAGTGGGTAGTTCTTGGGACAGGGGCGTGGGTAAATTTAGCGATTATCCAGTTGTTACAGACGGAGCAAGTTGGTACAATCCCAACTTCTATACAGCATCAGTTAACGGTTGGACCGGGTATACCTCTACTTACTATCAAACGCCTGGCGGTGGAAACTGGACAGGAAGTTTTGTAGAGCAGTTATTTTCTTATAAGGATTCTAAAGATCTAAATCTAGATGTTACTTACATAGTAAATAACTGGTTTAGCGGATCTGCAAATAACGGTTTTTTAATTAAGCACCCAATAGAAGTGGAGACGAATCCAACTAAATTTATGGCGCTTAATTTCTTCTCTGTTGATACTCACACTATTTACCCACCTACTTTAGAAATGCGATGGGACGATAGCTCCTACGTAACTGGTAGTTTGTCCATAATTAATAACAATCAATTTGTCGTTTCAATAGATAACAACTTACAGAGCTTTAAATATAATACCGGAAAATATAGGTTTAGAGTAAATTCAAGGGACAAATATCCAGCTAGAACTTTTTCTACCTCTTCTGTGTATACCGTAAATAAGGCTTTACCTCAAACTGCTTATTGGGCATTACAGGATTTAAAATCAGAAGACATAATAGTCGACTACGATAATAATTACACAAAAATTAGTTGCGATGCGACCGGCAGTTACTTTGATCTTTATATGACGGGATTAGAGCCTGAGAGGTACTATAGAATCTTGTTAAAAACAGTATTACCAAGCGGAGAATCAATAGAATTCGATAACAACGACACGTTTAAAATAATAAGGTAATGACAAATGTTGACTTGATAAAAGAAGTGTACGGGATAAACACCTACACAAAAACTATCGATACTAATTTTACCGAGTTAATAGCGCCTGTTAGTAATGTAACTGCCAGCGTAGTAACAGTAGAAGATTTTTTTACTTATTACGATCAATTATTTTTTGATATACCAGTAGTAGGATCTATAAATTCTCACACTTATCTAGTAACTAAAAGTCAAGAGTATATCGGAGGATCAGTTATAGACGCTGAGAAACAGGCCTTAATAGAAGAGATAAATTCCCTTCGTCAACAAATATTGGATTTAAGTCAAACGTACCTTACAATAAGTAAAATAGTATAATGGAATTAGTTAACATAACATATACCGGCGCTGGATTTCAAGAACAACAGTACTTGAATCAAGACGTGCAGTTACTTACCTCTAACTTTGTAAATACTCAATTTGGAGAATCCAATGATTATATAGAGTATCATGTATACGATACCGCTGGACAACTATTAGAGGTTAATTACAACGCTTTGGACTACTATCCAAATTTAACCGCTAATGCTACTACTAATTTATATTCCAGCCTTACGTTAGATCCTCAAGGAGACTTGGCCAAAAGTGGTTATACAAGAGGCTCTTTAAATATTCAATACAGTTTCCTTACAAACTTATTCAATTCTAAATACGGTAAATTTTATTGGATAAAAGAAATATCTAATTCAAGAACCGAAATAAAACTAACCTCTCAGACTCTTAGCGATTCTGATATATTAAATGGTTTCAATCAATATCAAGCTTACGTAGCAAGTAAAAATTACTACACTGACTTTTATTTAAACTTTGGCAACAACGAATTAATTATTGCTATAAACGTTGCTTATACTACGGATGAAAATGGTTCTTATATTTTAATTAAACTTTACGAGCCTCTTCCTGTAGATTACGACGTTAAGACTCAATTGTGGTTGGTTAATAAAGTTGCCGAGCCTGTTACGTTTAATGTAGATATTCAGATAGAGAGCGAATTATCGGGAACTGAAAATAATTTACGCGGTCCTAATTTTACAATAAGACCGAATCAAGTATTAGGCCAAACCACTCCGTACTACACATATAATAGTTTATTGACGAGTAATGTTAGCTCTTCTTTCCAACAGTTGATGAGTTACTATCAGGAGAAATCCATAAACATTAATGTAGATTATAGTAACTTTTCTAACTTTATACACTTTAGTTCCGCAGAAGAGAGACTAAATAACTTTGTATATAAGTTAAGATTAATAGAAAATTACAACGCTCAAATATACTCTAGTTCTCTTTTTACTGGTGGAGCTACAAGTAATCAATTGGCTTCTTCTTCCATAGGATCATTACAAAATTCTAGAAATAACTTAATAGAAAAATTTGATACCTACGAATACTATTTATACTTCGCATCAGCAAGTTTTGCTTGGCCAAAAGCGAACAGCACGAAGCCGTATCAATTGTACTCGGTGTCTTCTTCTCAAGCCTCTAATTGGTTGGGAACTGTAGACGTAGTACCAACACCAACTACCTCTTCGTTATTGTATTCGGCTTCTTTTTACGATTATACAAACAAAGATCTTCTAAGAAATAGTATACCTCAATACTTAATGGACGACGATAACAACGCTCCATACTTGACATTTTTGGATATGGTTGGTCAGCATTTTGATAACGTGTTTATCTACTATAAAGACGTGTCCAATAGATTCAACGCTACTAACAACCCTGAGACCGGCATATCCTTGGACTTGGTGGCAGAAGCTTTAAAAGGATTGGGAATATCTTTGTATACTAATACTAGTGTTTCAGACAACGTTTACTACAGTCTATTCGGAATCAACCAAGACGGCAGTTTGTTGCCTCCTACAGGATCGGAAGTAATTACCTCTTACGTTACCAGTAGTTTGCAAACTTTGGCTTCCGACACAATTGAAAAGGAAGTATACAAAAGAATCTATCACAATCTTCCGTACTTACTAAAATCAAGGGGTACTCAAAGGGGCGTAAAAGCTTTGTTAAGCACCTTCGGAATTCCTGATAGCATTTTAAATGTAAACGAATTTGGAGGATACGATAGATCTACAAAAGACGGAATCTACGAAATAAATAACGACAAGGTAATCATTTTATCTGGAAGCTATAGCGCTTCTCTTTCGAGCTCTTTACTTTCACCCGAGACCACAATACAATATTACAGCAACGAAAATAGGCTAAACGTTTCTTCGGTAGAAGTTGGATTTAGCCCAGCGAATTCTATAAATGCAGTAATTACCGGATCATTAGGTTATTTTAGTATTGATCAGTACATAGGCAATCCCTCGTATTCCACTTCTGGATCTTACCCTGCTTTGGATGCCCTTAGAAAATCTACTTTTCAAAGCTTGACTGGAAGTCACAGCATAAACGAATACATTAGATTGATAAAATACTATAACAATAGTGTATTCAAAATGATAAAGGATTTTGTTCCTGCAAAATCAAGCGTTTCAACGGGATTGATAGTTAAGTCACACATATTAGAAAGAAACAAATACGCTAGATACGAACCAAGTTCAAGCTTTGACAATAATCTAAGTCAGTCTATAGAACTACTAACAATAACCGGGTCTGCTGCAAATAGCATATCAGGATCTACTGCATGGGCAAATAATATTATAACCATAGCTGGAGTAGTTCCATACAGTTCATCTCAAGAAGTAGAAAAATTCACTGGAGAATTTAGCGGATCTGTTATTACCGCAACTACACTAACTACTTTTGCTAAACAATACGAAATATCTCAAAATTTTACCGTATCAGCATCGGGGTTTGTAACTCAATCTTTGGGAGCCACGTATCAAAACGTTACGGGGTCTGTTAGATCTAAAAAATATTTTGATTTGGATTACACCTCTAATCAATCTACGCCTATAAATTACGGAATAGTAACTCAGTCCATATCCGCAAGTCAAGTTCCAGGTTACGATAATAACGCAGCTTTCAATAATCCAAATATTCCTTACGCAGAGCTACAAGATTCAAACTACGCATTACAAAGTTTTACAATTCCTAGATATTACGGATCGAAAACAATTAGTGCAACTTACAACGATTATACAATAGGAGACAGCTCTTATGGAAGTACGGCGGCTATTGATAAGATAAAATATCAATACGGTTATTTAGTGGATATGTATTCTTCGTCCTTTCAATTGCCTAACAGAGTAAACGCACAGATAAAGTACATGTTAGATAACAATCAAAATGTATTGGATTTAACCAAGGCAAATGCAAATATATCCACTACGCAAAATGTGTTTATGTCAGGAGAACCCGTGAATATATCGCTTTTCAACTACGATCCCAATAATAACATGGCGCAGTATCTTACTAACAATCAAAACGTTAATATATATGAAGGCGGTTTTAGATACAGTCCAATTCTACATAGTACAGATGGATCTAACAATAATAAAGTATACTCTTTAAACACTCCAATAGAGGTATATAGCACAACAAGTTCTCCTGCTTACACATATTTGTCGCCAACTGATCAAGGCTATTGGGGAGCAGTTACGGTTGTAATGACTGCACCTCCTGGTGTAGTATTACTTAACTTTACAGCTAGCGCAAAAGTGACTCCTAATGCTGCGCAAGACACTTGGGTAACGGTGTCAGTAACAAATCTAACTCAGCCTGGTTTAGCGCCTTACGATGAATTTA